CTATGTGTTGCTGGTGCCCCAGTCGTCCTCGCCGGAGCCGCCGGCGGTGTGTTCCCGCAGGGTGCGGACCCGGTGAGCCACCGAGTCGGGCATCCGGTCGCCGACCTTCTCGCTCACGGTGTGCAGCGCCCGGCCCGCGAACTGCCGCCCCTGTTGGGCCGCAGTTTCCGCGGTGTTGCGGACAGCGGGGTTCTGCGCGAACTGCCGAGCGGACTTCTTCAGCTGCTCGTAACGCTCGCGTCCGGCCCTCGTGCCCAGTACGTAGCCCAGGGCGAGTCCGGCGACGAACGTGAGCCGGTAGCGCATGGCGGCCACCCTTCCCTTGCGATAGGTCTGCTGTGTGGCAACGACGCGAGAGAGTACCGATTGGCGGAGCACCCCCCTGCTTGCGCTAATGTATGTGTCGCAGCGAGCGCGCGCCCCTTGGCAGATGCCCAAGGAGGTACGTTCGATGCAACGAGGCATTCCTCCGTAGCTCAATTGGCAGAGCAGCCGGCTGTTAACCGGCAGGTTACTGGTTCGAGTCCAGTCGGGGGAGCTCGGTCCTCCGTAGCTCAATTGGCAGAGCAGCCGGCTGTTAACCGGCAGGTTACTGGTTCGAGTCCAGTCGGGGGAGCATGCTGAACGAGGACCCCGAAGGGGTCCTTTTTCATGTCCGCGCCGTATCCCGGGAACCACCCGGACCGGGGTGGAGTCCTCAAGGTCATGTAAGCCGACCATCCGAGGCAGGAGATCGTATGAGCGGCTATGCTGCGGCAGACGGCGCGCACACTTGTACGCGACACGCCGCTATGGGGCGGTAGCTCAGCCGGTTAGAGCAGCGGACTCATAATCCGTCGGCCGTGGGTTCGAGTCCCACCCGCCCCACCCTCGCGGATCAGTGCAGGAACGTTCTTACCTGCACCGGAGCCCCAGCCCCTCCACACCGGAGGGGCTTTCGGCGTCTCTGAAGATCTTTTGCTCAGCCGAAGCTCAACCGAAAGTAGATGATCACGACGCCGAGGGCTCACCAAACAACACGCCGAGGCGTCGGCGGAGCAACGCCTCAACAGCCGAGCGGACATGGAGCGGCCCCGGCCGGATCGGCGTCCGGCCGGGGCCTGATCCCGCCCGCACCCGTGAATCACGGGGTACAGGACCGGGCGGGGGTCTACGGGGTGTGCTGCCGCGGTGCGGTCTGCTGAGGCATCTTCGGGCACCGGCCGCCCGGGTGGGTGTACACGGGCGAGACGGCGCCGGTCGGGCGCAGCGGGGACACCTCGTCGGCCGGGCCCTCGATGGGCTTGTCGCAGCGGCGGCAGATCTTCACGGAGTACCTCCTTGGCGATCGTGCTCCGGTGCGCAGCCGGGGCAGGCGTAGACCTCGACGTCGAGGACGTGCACGCCTTCCCGGCCGCGCGCGATGCCGGCCGACACGGCACCGGTCACGTCGAGCAGGCTCTTGGCGCACCAGCAGCACGCCCACCCCGAGTACTGGGCATAGGACAGGGACGCGGCGGGCGGCGGCTCGGGCCGCGGGGTCATGGCTGGTCGGCGAACGGGACCAGGCCGTGTGCCTTCCGGCACCGGCCGCAGGCGAACAGATTCCCGGCCGTGCACGGCCCCGATCCCGCCTCCACTACCTGGACCAGCCGGATGTCGTCGGCGAACTGCCGGCACCAGTGGCACAGGCCGTACCTGCCCTGCGTTCCGGGAGGGGTGCCGTCCATCTGCACGGTCATCGCTGGCCTCCGTCGGTGAGGCTGAGCAGCTCCCTGCGCGCCGAGCAGTCGCGGCGGCTGCGGCAGGTAGAGCAGGTGCGGGCGTGGAGGGCGGCGACCCGGCGAGCCTCGGCGCGCACGCATGCCGTGCAGCCCCGCGGGTACCAGCAGGCGCCGCTCTCAGTGCCGGGCCGTTGCCGCGGACCGAGGCTCGTAACGGCGCCGGCGGTCAGGCGCGTTCTGCACCAGACGCACGCACGCCCGCACACCTGGTCTTCCGTCAGGCTGCGGATCGGGGGGAGCGGCAAAAGGTGGACTGCCCCCATAGGCAGTGAAGTTGTAGCGTGCGGCATGTCGACTCCTCGCAGTCGGCCACGCCCCGGGAGGCCCGCCGCCTCGCCGGGGTTTCATCTGTCCACCGACGCTAGGAGCATGCACAGCCCGTCAGCCAGGAATGTGCACCGATGTACACGCGTCTTATTTGCGCCCTTGACCTGCATACCCGGTCGCATCACGGTGATGTACATCCCTGAACACGACGAGCAGCGGAGACGACCGTGGACCTACAGTTCATCGGGATCGACCCCAACACCGGCGACGGCGAAAGCCCCACCGTGTGGGTCGACCAGGAAGCGAAGGAACTCGTACTGCAGGGCTGGAAGCCGGACCCCGAACTCGAAGCGGAGTGCGCGCGGTTCGAGGTTCCCGGCCATGCGGTGGGCATCCCGGACCACGAGGCCGTGATCCGTATCCCCGCCAGGATGGTGCCGATGATCAGGGAGGCGTGCAATGCCGTCGAACGTGCCGACGTTTCCTGAACTCCTCGCCGGGGCAACACGGTCGGCCGTCCATCTGGAGATGCGCGACGCCTACGCCGTCGACTACGAGAAGGGGCCGTTCGCCGAGTGGCGTTCCGGACACCGGCACGACCTGGCGGACCGCGCATCGTGGTGGCGGGCCTGGCTCGACCTCATCCAGGAGACCGTGGCACGGGGCGTTGTCGTGCGCCGGGCCCGCATCGTGTCGGAGCCGGTCAGCGAGTACACGCGCTTCCTGTACGACGGCACCTTCACCAACGTCGCAGCGGGCGAGGAGGTGCGGTGGCTGCCCCGCCGGCAGGCCTCCGACATCGCGCTGCCCGGCAACGACTTCTGGCTCATCGACGGCCGCCTGATCCGGTGGAACCACTTCACCGGCGAGGGAGCCTCGGCAGGCGGGGAGATCAGCGAAGATCCGGCCGCGGCGAAGCTGTGCGGCGACGCCTTCGAAGCGGTGTGGGCGCGCGCGATCCCGCACGACCAGTACACGATCCACTAGCACGGAAAGCGACACGGTCAGCTCATGCCCATCTCCCCGTCCTCGTCGGCACAGGCCGCACGCGAAGCCGTCGCGCAGCGGCTGAAGGAACTCCGTGCCGACGCCGGGATTACCGGGCCTGAGCTGGCCGCCCGCTGCGGCTGGTCCCACCCGAAGACGTATCGGATCGAGGGCGCCCGAACCCCGCCGTCGGCCGACGACATCCGCCGCTGGTGCGAAGCGTGTGGTGCCCCCGGCCAGGTGGGCGACATCATCGCCCAGTCCCGCACCGCCGAGTCGATGTATATGGAGTGGCGGCGCAAGGTCCGCACCGGGCTGAAGCAGCTGCAGCACAGCTACGTGCCGCTGTTCAAGGCGACGAAGCTGTTCCGGGTGTACTCGCCGACGATGGTGCCCGGGCTGCTGCAGACCGAGGGCTACGCGCGCGGCCTGATGACGTCGATCTCCCGCTTCCGAGACATCCCCGACGATGTCGCCGACGCGGTCGACGCCCGGCTTGAACGCTCCCGGATCATCCACGAGCCGGGGCACCGGTTCGCGATGGTCATCGAAGAGCCGGTCCTCCACTACCAGCTCGGCGACCCGGACGCGATGGCCGCCCAGCTCGGCTACCTGCTGACCGCGGGGGCGCTGCCGCAGGTGTCGCTGGGCATCATCCCGAGCGCGACTGCGGAGCGCCCCATGTGGCCGCAGGAGTTGTTCCACGTGTACGACGAGACGCTCGTGTCGGTCGAACTCCTCGCGGCCCGCGTGCAGGTGACGCAGCCGTCGGAGATCGCTCTGTACCTGAAGGCGTTCGAGCAGCTACGCGGCATGGCCGTGTACGGGGCCGACGCGCGCGCCCTGATTGTGCGGGCCATCGAGGCGCTGCACTAGCCCCTGAACGCACGAAAGCGGCCCCGCCTCCCGAAGGAGAGCGGGGCCGCGGTGTGGTTTCTCAGGCGGCGGGCAGTGCACTCCCGCCCATGCCCAGCTTGTCGGCGAGCCAGTCCATCCCCTTCGGCGTGAAGAAGGTCTGCTCGACCATCTTGTAGCCCGCCGGGACGAACTTGACCTCGGCGCGCCCCTTCTGGACGTGGACCTCATAGGGGATCCGGGGGTTCTGCACCTGGAGGAAGCGGATGCCGTCCTCACGCAGGAGGTCCATGAACTTCGTGCGACCGAGACCGTCCGTTACCTTGTGGAATGCCTTGGCTGCGGCACCCATGTCGATGAGCCCGTCCGCGTTGCAGAAGGCGTCCCACTTGCCAGCCTTCGGCTTGGCTATCGCGAGCTCCTTCTTCGTCGTGACGAGCTCGCGGGCGGCCTCGACGTACTTCTCAGCGAGGGCGAGAACGCCCTCGGGGCTGGATACGTCGGGCTTTGCAGCGAGCTCGGCCTCGCGGGTCTTCACCGTGAAGTAAGTCTTCGCTGCGGCCACTTCCTGCTTGCGGCCATCTCCGGCGAGGGCGACGTGGTACGCACCGAAGCGGGTGAGGCGGTAGTCCTTGACCTTCGTGCGCCCCCACCTGCCCGTTTCCATCACTTTGGCGGCACCGACAAAGTGATCAAGGGGGTCCAGGCCGGAAGCCTCGACGGCAGCCATCGCACGCTGGATGGTGTCGTCGAACTTACGCCACTCGTCGTAGCCCATGAGCTTCTGCAAGTCGCGGGCAGACCAGCGTTCCTGGCCCTTCTCGTCGCGCAGCATGATCTGATCGAACGGGCTGGTTCCATTTGCTACCGCGGGCAGGATAGAATCGTTCCACACCAAGGAGATCTACCTCCAATCTACTGCCCCCGGCGGACCGCATATCCGCGCGGGGGCATGGTCTTTGACGCCTCGGAACGTATGTTTCGGGGCCGCTTCCCATTCTACGTGGGGTCACCGACACTCGGGTCAGCTCCGGGACCACAAGCCTCCTCTGTGACTGCGGAGTTGGCGACACGGCCGCCCCTTGCGTGGCCCGCCCTCCTGGGGGAGAGCGGGCCGCAATCGTGTCAGCGGAGCAGGTACTGCGCGAGGACGCCGCCGGCCGTGCCGAGGACGGCAGCGCCGCCCATCGCCCGCCACACGGTGTGCTCCAGGGTCCGTATCCGAGATTCGTGGTCGGCGACGTCCTTCGCGACCTCGGTCAGGCCCTGGCCGATGGTGTCGAGCTTGGTCTCTACCCGGGTGACGCCAGTGCTCAGGGATCTCAACTCCTGGTACATCTGGGACGAGCTGATGTAGACGCCCGGGTCCGGGACGGTGGTCACTCTCGCGCTCCTGCCGTGTCGTCGGTGCGCAGCCAGGATGGCAGCAGCAGCTGCACGGCGGGCAGCGCCATCACGCGGGCGAGGCCGCCGGCCACCGCGAGCGCCCCGGCCACCCAGGGCAGGGAGGCCGGGATGCCGGAGGCGGCGACGATCCCGGGCAGTGCCACGGCGACGCCCACCGTGGTCTGCAGGACGGTGCGTGCCGTGCGCTTGGACGTGTCCTTCATGGTGGATCGTTCCTCTCGGGATCAGTCGGTGACGGTGAAGCCGTGCCGGGCGGCGAGGCGCTTCAGGCTGGCCTTGCCGGGGATGCCGTCGGCGTCCCGGCCGGTGTAGCCGCCCCCCGCGGGGGAGCGCTGCCAGCGGGCGTAGGCGTCGATCGTCTTGGTGCCGAAGCTGCCGTCCACGTAGGCCGACCCGAGCAGCCCTTCGGCCTTCAGCGCCTTCTCCACGGTGAGGACTTCGGCCTTGTGCGTGGTGTGGCCCTGCGCGGCTGGCGGGTCGTGCCGGGCCGCGTAGACGACGTGCGCGAGGGACACCTTCGGCTTGGCCGGGGCGGACGGCGACGCAGGCTTGGCCGGGGTGCCGGCCTTGAGCCGGGCGGCGATCCGTGCCCGCATCGAGTCCATGGTGAAGCCGCGCGGGTCGACCTTTCCGGGCTGCCACTCCAGGTGCCCGATGATGCTGCGCTCGTTCCAGCCGTGCACGCGGCAGATTGCCGCCGCCACCCGCTCGATCGCGTCCAGCTGCGCCTCGGGCCACGGGTCCTTGCCGTCGCCGAGGTTCTCGCACTCGAACCCGTAGAAGCGGGCGTTGCCGTCGGTGTCCGCCTCGTTGTCAGCGGGCAGCGGCGTCTCGGCGATGACGGCCTGGAGCACGTCGCCGTCGCCGAGGCCGGCGTGGTTGGCGCGGCCGTAGCCGACCAGGTGCACTCGCCCGTCCTTGGCGATCATGCCGTGGCACAGCGGCCCGGGCAGCGAGGCGTAGCCATCACGGCAGATCGCCACGGTGCGGGCGGTGCCTGAGGTGACGGTGTGGTGGACCATCACTCCGTGCACGGGCCCCCAGGCGCCCTTGTGGTTGCGGTTGTGGGTGCGCCAGTTGCCGACCTCGACGACCGTCACGCCCTCGGCGCGCAGAGCGGCGTGGAACGCGGCCGCGGTCATCGGCTCAGCCATCGGTGCGCACCCCCTCGACGGCCGCCAGGAGGACGGCGCAGTCCTTCGCCTCCCGCAGCTTGCGCAGCGCGGCGGTGAGTTCGGGGTCGTCGGGCAGCAGGGCGAGGAGTTCGGCGGCCGCGTCGTAGAAGATGCGGCTCACGCGCTGCAGGTTGGGGTCGGTCAGGTGCTTGTAGGAGAAGCCACGGCAGGCCTGCACGGTACTGACGTGGCGTCCGGTGGTGGCATCCATGAGGCCTCCAAGGGCATAGAGAAACCCCGGGCCGGGCGGCGCGGGGCGGAAGGCGAGGCGGCGATGAGGTCGACGAACTTCTGCACGATGGCCTCGATACCAATTTTGGTATGGGCCGCGTCAGGCTGGGCGGACGAACTTGAGGCTGATGGATGGCCGCGGGCCGCCGGTCGCCGTGCTGATGCTGCTGCCGCTGTCCTGCCCTGCCGCAAGCTCTACGTAGTCGCCGGCGTTCAGCAGTACGGCGAGGGTCGCAGCGGCCTGCGAGTGGGTCGTGCCCGCTGCCGACAGCCTCTGCGAGTGGCCGCCCGGGATCAGCGAGCCGTTGACGTACCAGCCCGCCACCCTGTTCCCGGTCGCATTGCCGAACGACACGGTGCCGTTCAGCTCGTACCAGCCAGCACGCTGGGCCGTGTACCTCGTGGGAGTCGCTGAGGCCCAGCCCCCGAGGTCATCCAGGCTGACCGCGTCCCACTGGATCGCGTTGGCCGTGGTCGTGTTCGCTGCGCTCGTGCTGGTGATCGCCTGGGCCGTGTCCCGGGTGGCCGTGAAGACCACCTGTCCGACCATGAACGCGTTGTTCAGCACCCCAGCCGTCAGCGACTGGCCGGGCTGGACGTAGGTGACAGCCACTGGACTGTGCCCTCCTCAAAGTGCGACGACAGCGGGGTAGGTGACGTTCACGGCCTCGCCGGCGGCCTGCGGCTTGACCACCCCGTTGATGGCCCGGTCCACACCCCAGCGCTGGTAGTGGTCGACCTTGAACGCGTGGACGTTCATGCTCACCGGCAGGGCCACCGTGCTCGCGCTGTCCAGGACCGTGCGCACGCCCGCGCTGCCCGCGGCGCTCAGCGCGGTGTCGGTCGCCGTTGCCTGCCAGTCGGACGGCTCCGGGCTGCCGGCCGGCCACGCCTTCGCGCGCAACGCGCTGCCTTCGAGCTGGAACCGCACGCGGAACTGGGAGCCGGCGTCGTGGGTGCCGGGCACCGTGAGCGCGACCAGGTCGGCCTGCGCGCCGTCCTGCCGCCGCTGGATGACCAGCCGGAGCGTCTGCGTGGCCGTGAAGTCCAGCCGCGCGTAGTAGTGGTTGTTCACGTCCACGTAGCGCGCCACCAGACCCGTGTACTGCGAGCCCCCGGCGGCCCGCTTGTTGCTGCTGAAGGTGCCGATCAGATCCACGTCGGCGCTCGGTGCTGGCAGTACGGCGATGCGGTTCGTGTTCACGTTGGTGTGCAGGATGCTGCCCGTGCCCACGGCGACGCTGTAGTCAGCGGAAGCACCGCCGGACAGCGTCCAGCTCTGCCCGTACTCGGCTGACCCCCAGCCCGAGGCGGTCGCCCGCTGGAAGGTGTCCGCGTAGTCCAGGATGCCCAGCACGCGCATCTCCTCGCCGCCCACCGTGACACTGAACGGGAACTCCCGCGGCGCAGCGCTGCCCAGCACGGGCAGGATCGTCACGCCCTGGATCAGCAGGACGTGCGAGGCCGGCGGGGTGCCGGTCATGGCCGCTACTGCGCTGATGCCGTTGACGCCCGAGGGTGCTGTGAACGTGGCCTCGAACCATGTCCAGGTGTTCGCCGGGATCGTCTTGGCGTTGTTGCTGGTGCTGACGTAGGCGCCGCTGTTGTACCAGTTGATGTTGATGCCGACCTGCCGGGCCACGCTCGCGCGCGCCCACCCAGAGACGACGTACCGGACGCCCGGCACAGCGCCGGTGACCGTGGTGGTGTACGCCTGAGCCGTGGCAGAGGAGCCGTTCGGCGTGATGCTCAGCGCGTATCCGCTGGACGTCGGCGGGTTCGGTGCCGGCACTCGGTCGAGAGTGCTGCCCGAGGCGTTCCAGCCGCTCGTGTCAGTGAGGAACAGCGGGTTGGGTGTGCCCGGCGGTGGAGCCTGGATCCAGTTCGGCCCGTCCGTGACGTGGACGTTGGCGACCTGCGTGCTGTCGCTCATGGCCTGCGCCAGTTCGCTGCCGTCCGTGTCGACCTTGACCGCCGGCGTGTGCTGGGTCAGCCCGCTCTCGCGTCCGTCCACGCTGGCGGTGTTGTACACGCCCTGAGGCGTGCAGTTGTACTCGATCACCCACTGCACCAGCGACAGCGTCTCGCGGTAGCCCTCGACGCGCTGATCGATGAGGCCGGGCGGCAGCCACTCGGGCGGGGCCGCCACCGTCAGCCGGTCGCCCACCTCGGCGTCAGCCGCTGCAGAGATGAGCCAGGGTGCCCGACGCAGGTCCACGGCGATGCTCGGATACCGCGCTTGATCGTATGTGCCGACGCGCAGGTACCAGTTCGCCACCGGCTCCGTCTGGTCGTCCGTCGCCAGGTTCAGCGTCGTGCTGTCGTCGTATACGCCCACGCCCAGCGGCGGATCCTGGACGCTCAGCGGGCCGGACTCCAGCACCGCGCGCCCGGAGCCGCCGTCCTCGCGCTCGATCGTGCGGTCGTTGCGCAGCAGCTGGTCGTCGTCGATCGGTTCGAGCGGGGTGATCAGGCCCTTGGCGTTGAAGTCGAGCGCCAGCGCGACCGGCTGGTTGTAGAAGCCGGTGCGGCTGCGGAAGGCGAGGCCGATATCTTCCCGGTTCTCGAACAGAATCCCGCCATCGGCGTCCGCGGCGTCTTGCAGGATCGTCAGGATCGGGTCCGTGCGCTGCGGTCCGACCGGCGTCTGCGTGTCGGTGCCGTTCCGGACGACCAGCGGCAGCTGCTCCTCGGCGGCGAGGCGGAACATGCGCGTGCCCGCGCTCTCGCCCGACCATGCGCTGATCGCGTTCTCGTACCCGAAGTTGTCGTCCAGGGGCCACACGGAGATGTGCCCGAAGGCGGTCCCGTCCAGGTTCGAGGAGTAGCCGCCCGCGGGTGAGGCCAGGCCGACCGGTCGGCCGATCCTGCCGGAGAGCGTGCCGTTCTGCTGGGCGGCGCTGCCGGTGGGAGGCACCCAGCCGATGTGCCATGTGATCGTGTTCGTCGCCGTCTGCACGACGTTGAACTCGCACTTCAGCCATGTGTCGTAGACGTTGCCCAGGAAGCCCCATACGACGTTGGCATCCACGAGCGTGTCGCCGTCGCCGTTGCGCGCCCACAGCCGGAACCCGCCGCTGTTGACCTGGATGAACCACTCGTAGATGGTGTTCGTGGCCAGGATCCGCATGACCGTGTACGTGGTGGCCTGCGGGTTGGTCAGCTTCACCAGGAACTGAACGCCCCACCGGTCGGTGACGCGCAGCTTGGAAGTAGGGATCGGCGCGCGCATGAACGACAGGTCGCCGCTGTTGGACGACAGCGTGGGCAGCGGGCCGGACGACACAAGCGAGGTATCCGCGCCCCACTTCACGTTGGTCCACGACAGCGGGTCTACGCCGGCGATCGGCGAGGCCGCAGAGGTGCCGTCGCTGGTGCCCTCCAGGGGCCAGTACGCGGTGGGGTTGTAGGTCGGGATGCGGCGGACCAGCGCTGAGTCGAGCGGCTTCTTGCCCTGTGTCATGCGGCGGAGCACGCCCGAGGCGACCAGCGGCACGTAGCCGTCACGGCCATCGGACGCCGCGTACTCCCAGCGGGTAGGCCACTCGCTGACCTCGCCGACGAAGCGGCTGCGCCGGTTCGTGATGGCACCAGCTGCCACAGCCCAGGCCCGTCCTGCGCTGTCGGTGAACGACGTGGTACCGAGCGCCTGCGCCTCAAAGTTCGGCGCAGCCACTACCGTGCCATCGATGCCGGAGCGCACCTCGGCGCGGAAGCAGCGCCCGGTGAACGGGTAGCGGGGCACGGCCAGCGCGGCATCCGTCATCTGCGGGGCGATGCTCAGCGGGGCGGTGCTGTCGTAGATGGCGATCACGCCGCCCGTGTTGATGATCGCTCCGGCGATGTCCTGCCACGGACCGGCCATGGACTCGGACCAGTAGAGGTGCGCCGTGTTCCCGCCGGCGCCGTTGTCCACGTCGAGCGTGGCACGCAGGGCAGCACGCCTGGGAAGGTTGGCAGGCAGAGTCGCGCTGAAGAACCGGCCGGTCGCGCCGTCCTGCGTGGTGTGGATGAAGAGGCGCCCGTTCTCCAGCCGCATGTGCCAGGACCGGTTGCCCGGGGTGCCCCATTTGCCGATCAGGATCTGCGCGCCGTTCGAGTACCACTCGGCCGCGCCTTCCCAACGAACGTCCAGGTCACCGGTGATCTTCAGCGGAGCAGCATCGGGCGTGGACGTCAGGTCGGGCTCGCCGGACAGGTTGTCCAGGAAGCCGTCTCCCTCGTACACGCTGACGCGCAGTCGGGTGTTCCGCCCGAGCTTTCCGTACAGGTCGCTGCGTGGGTTCCGCGGCGAGTACCGGCCGATCACTCCGTTGATCTTGGAGCGACCGTTGTTCAGCGTCAGCCTGCACTGACCGGGGTCCACCGCGGCGCCCTCGTCTGCCCGTCCGCGCGTGATGACAACCGGGTCGCGGTTGTACACGTCGGCGCTGATGTCCTCCTGAAACACGCCATCGATCTCAAGCTCTGTGACGATCTTCAACGGGGTAGCGGGGAACGGCATGCTGGGCCCTCCTAGTCGAGCGCGAAGCCACGCCCGTCCGTGCGGAACATCTTGCGAACGAGCTGCTTCATTTCCTGGTCGGTGCCGGTCACGACCACGCGCACGACCTGCTCGGATGCGTTGCTGCGCACGCCGGAGACGCGGGTAGCGTTGAGCATGCTGTCGAGCTTGGACAGCGGCAGGACCGCCTCGTCCTCAGCGCCCTCGCCGATCATCGCCAGGGTCGGGCCCGTGGCGACACCGCCGTCGGCCAGGTACGGGATGTTCGGCGTGCTGATCGTCATCGACGGGATGCTGACGCCCATGAACGAGCCGCCGCCGATGGTGAAGCTGAGCCCGTTCCAGCGGCTGATGATCCAGTTGACGGCGTTGCGGAACGAGGCCTTCAGCCCGTCGAACGTGCCGCGCAGCGCGCGGCCGAGCGCCCCCGGGACGCCCCGGAAGAAGCTCATGAGGCCGTTCCACTTGTTCTTGACGTACATGACGCCAGTGCCGACCCAGTTCGGAATCGTGCTGGTGAAGAACCGGCCGATCGGTGCGAACACGTTGTTCTTGAGGGCGTTCCACCCGGCGCGGAACACAGCGACGGTGAAGTCCCACGCGACCTTGAGCTTCTGAACCACTGTGTCCCAGTTCTTCCAGAGCAGCACAGCAGCAGCGATGACCGCGATGATGGCGGCGATGATCCAGGTGCCGGGGAACGCCCAGAGCGCGGCGTTCCACGCCCACTGTGCGATCACCGCGAGGCTGATCGCCGTGCCCAGGGCCAGCAGCGCGATAGCGAGGATCTTCACCAGCCCGGGGTTCTCCTGCATGAAGTCGGCCAGGAAGGCGAGCGCGGGCTGGAGCATCTCGCCGAGCGTGACCGCCATGGTCCGCCAGATCGCCTCCAGCGACTTCGAGGCTTGCGCCGACGCGGTCGCCCGGTCGGCGGCCCCGGCCGCCTTGTCCATGCCGGAGGCCGCGGCGGCGGTCGCCGGGTCCATCGCCCACAGTGCGTCGGCGCCCTCGCCCGCCATGTCGCCGAACAGCTCCACTCCGAGCGCGGCCTGTTGCGCTGGGTTCTTTACCCCGCGCAGCGCCTCCAGGGTTTTGCCGAGGGCGGCTTCGGCGTCGTCGCCGCCCTTGCTGATGTCCGTCAGCATCTGCCCGGAGTCCAGGCCCAGCGCCTTGAACGCGGCCTTGGCCCGGTCGGTCTCCTCCGAGGTGATGCGGGCGAACTCGTGGACGACGTCCGCGGCCTGGTCGATGTCGCGGCCGCCGGCCTGCACGTACTGCGACATCATCCCGAACGCGGTCTTGCCGTCGATGCCCATGCGCTCGAAGTGCTTGCCGTACTCCTCGATCACCTTCGGGATGTCGTCGCGCATCATCTTCGGGAGCGTCGCCGCTGCCTGGGTGAGGATGTCGAACGCCTCCTCGCCGTCCTTCGCCATCCCCAGCTTGATCATCTTTCCGGCGGCGTTTGCGGACTCGGCCACGTCCAGCTCGAACTTCTCACCGAGGAGCATGGCCTTCTTGGTGAGGTCGTCCAGCGTGGCGTCAGACATCTCGCCGAGGCCGCCCATGGCCTGGGTCACCACGCCGAGGGCGTCGCCGACCTCGGCCATGGACTCGCCCCACCCTGCCGCGTACACCCGGCCGGCCGCGTCGCCCGCGCGCGCGGCCTCCTGCTCGGTCAGTCCGAACTGGGTTTTCAGGTCGGTCTGCACGGCCTGCAGGTCCATGGCGGCGTCGAGCCCGGCCACGAACATGGCGCCCACGGCGGCGCCGGCCGCCGCGGTCTGGATGCCGCCGAGGCTCGACTCCACCCGGTCGGCCGCGCCGTCGGCGCCGGCCGTCAGATCGTCGGTGTTGATCCCGACCGCGACCAGCAGTTCCTCAAGCGTCGCCATCGTCGGCACCTCCCTTGGTCGTGTGGTCGGTGCCGCCGATCTGGCTGTTGTACGCCTTGACGGCCGAGAGCATGTCCCGCCAGTCCTGCTTGGCGCCTCGGTCCCACTCAGGCATGAAGTCCTTCGGGACCGCCGCCTTGGTGCCCTTGCCGCGCGCTGTGTTGGCCACCGTCGCCGTCAGCATGGCGAACAGCGCGTCGAGCCGCCGGGGCCCGAGCGGCCCCGTCACCGCCTCGTATGCCATCCACTCGGTGATCTCCGCTGAGCTGACGCGCGCGAGCAGATCCGGGACCGTGCAGCGCAGTTCGAGGGCTAGCCGGTGGTAGAAGCGTCGCTCGGGGTCGGCTCGGATTTTCCCTCGGCGTCCTCCATGTCCTCCTTGCGGAGGCCGGACAGCCGCTGTGCGATCTTCCCGAGGCGTTCGAGGACGGCGCCGTTCTTCGCGCCGAGCGCCTTCACTTCCTTGTCGGTGAACAGCCGCTCGTAGTCCTCACCGACGAGGCACTTGGCGACCAGCTTCGCGAGCTGGTCCGCCATGTTCATGCGCTGCGGCTTCCCGTCGTGGCCAAGGACCACAAGGCTCGACTGGTAGGCATTGCGCTCGGTGCCGGACATGCCGAGCAGGCGGACCGTGCCGCCCCACTCGGGCACGGGCACGTCCTCCCACTTGCGGTCGTCGGCCGCGGTGATCTGGTCTTTCGACAGCAGTGCCATGCGGATCAGGCTCCCGGGGTGATGGTCGGCTTGCCGGAGACCTTCCACGTCAGGGACGCGGTGGCCTTGTCGTCGTAGGGCGCCTCCGGCTCGAAGCCGGTGAGGATCGCCGGGAACGCCCACGTGGTGGCGTCCTCGTCCGGGAACACGATCTGGTAGTTCCGCGGCGCATCGTCCTCGAAGTCGGCGACCAGCAAGTCGTGCTTGGAGGGCTGGTAGTTGACGTCCGCGGACACCTCGCCCGGGTCCTTGAGCCCGCCCAGGAACTCCATCCACGCGTTGACGCTGTCGTGCGACGTGACGTCGAGGGTCTCCCGCGAGATGCCCGGAGGGTTCAGCGACGTCACGTCGGCGATCTTCGTGAACACCTCGGGCGACTGGCCGTCACCCCGCTTGAGCTGGACGCCGAAGCCGTCCATACCGGCCATGGGCTTCTCCTGTTCTTGTGCGTGAGAAAGCCCCGAGGCCGGCGGCATCGGGGCAAGGGGAAGAGAGGGGTCAGTGCTGCTCGGTGACAACCCGGTAGCGCAGCACCAAGTGCCGGATGTCTCCCGGCGGCTCCGGATCGGTGAGCGTCTGGGAGAACTCGAACCGGGTCACGATGTGGTCCAGGCCCTCGATCGTGAGCGGCTGATGGTCCAGCAGGGCCGTGACCCGGGCGCCGATCCGCAGGGCCTGCGCGTAGCCCTGGTACCGGGACCAGACGTGCAGGGTGACGACCGTCTCCCGGCCGAAGCCGCCATGCCGGTTGTCCGGCACCTCCGTCGCCTCACCAATCACGACGAAGGGATAGGCGACGTCCTCGGGGACGTAGTCGTAGACGCCGCTGATCATCCCCATGAGAGCGGTGTCGCCCTTCAGGCGGGCGTAGATCGCGGACTGCACCGGGAGCATCGGGGCGGGAGCGGTCATGGCAGCTCCCTGCGGATCTCGCGCTTGATCCGGTCCGGCAGGTGCCGCTTCTCCTCCTCCAGGGCGGGGCCCAGGGAGGGGTTGGCGGGCATCTTGCGGGTGCCGAACTCCTGCCAGATGGCGTACCGGTCGTCCCGGTCCCACCAGCCGATCTCGGCGCGGACCCGGTTGTTCTCGTAGCGGGCCTTCACGCCGTTCTGGAGATTGTGAGTGTCGACCTTCACGCGGCCCTTGGTGCCGTCGATGACGGCGCCGGCGGACTCCTTCAGCGCCCGGAAACAGGCGGCCTTCAGTTCGGTCGGCAGCTCTCGGAGACGCTGCCTCAGCTCGGGCAGGCCCTCGATGGTGACGGTGATGCCGCTCTGGCGCGCGCCCCCGCGCGGGTGCCTGCGCCCGCCGCTGCGTCGTCGTCGTGCCACAGGACCCCCTCAGCGTCGCTTGGCCAGCAGCTTGCGGATGGCGGCCAGTTCGGCGGCCGTCGCCAGCTGCGCCCACACCAGCCGGACGTCGGCCGGCAGCTTCGGATCCTCGGCGCGCTGCTTGCACTCGTGCGCCTCGGCCGCGGTGTACGGCTTGTCCACGGTCAGCCTCCGGGCTGGGACTGGGTGAGCTCCACCAGCGCCTTCGAGTAGACGGGGGTGGAGGGCTGCACGACGGACAGCACACGGAACTTCTGAGCGTTGCCCAGGGCGTCCGTGCCGCGCAGCTCGTCGCCGCGGAGGACGTTCGCCCGCGGCAGCAGGTAGATGTTGTGGGAGTGCCGGGACCCGGACTGCTGGGCGACCAGCCGCTCCGTCGGGGACGGCTGATCGACCTTCCCGCGCACGGTGGCCGCCTGCGCAAGGGTGGTCTCCTGGCCGCCCGCGCCATCGTCGATGGTCGTCTCCCGCCACACCGTGAGCGTCCGGTTCAGGTGCCGGCCGACGCCCTTCATCGGGACCTCAGCGCGACAACGCTGCCACCGAACCGGGCCAGAAGACGCTCTCGCCAGAACGGCGTCAGCTCCATCTCGGTGATCCGGCCGTCGGACCCGTAGGTGACGGACCAGTCGCCGAGGCGCTCGGAGGTGACTTCCCTGTCGGCGGCCAGGCCCTCGCCGCCGTCCTCGGACCGGTAGGCCACCAGCGCGGCCGCCGTCATTCGGCACACCAGATCGACGATGTCCACGGGGACGTCGACCAGGCCGTGAGTCTGGGTGACTTCCACCTCGGACGGTTCCCAGCCGGACCAGCCGGCCGCCCGCCACAGCCGTTCCGAGCGAAGCCGCCAGTCGGTGACCGGGCGGCCGTCGATGGCGACCGAGGCCACGGAGGCGATCGGCGGGCCGGGCAGCGTCAGCCACTGACCGGTCGGGCCCTCCAGAGAGAGCGTGGAGGTGGTACGGGAGATCGGCGTACCGGCTGCCTCCCGCACCGCCGCCGAGGCAACGTCCAGGTAGACGCCCACGATGCCCGTCTCGGAGGCGTCCACCGTGAGGCCGCGGGCAGTGAGGTCGGCCAGCGTTGCGAGCGGTGCCAGTGCCACGGCGGCCCCCTGTCAGTCAGCTGACCATGTCGATCAGGTCGGCCTTGGTGTAGTTCGCCGCGTCCTCACGGGACATGTGCTGCGTGCGGGCGACGTAGGCGACCCAGTCGGACTTCGGATCGTTGACCGCGGGCCGGTCCGGGTCCGGCGCCTTCGCCGGCGGCGCGGCGGGCGCGGTCGTCTCCGCAGGCGCCTGGCCGGCGTTGCCCTGCGGCCCGGCCGGCGGGGTCGTCTCGGCCGGGGGCCGGTCGGCGTCCTCGATGCGCGACCACTCGCCGGTGCGCAGCATCGTCTCGATGTAGTCCGCCTCGAAGGCGGGGCCCACGGTGACCACGAAGGGCGCACCGTTGGGTCCCCGCAGGCGGATCTTGTCGCCGGTCTTCATCAGATGCCTCCTCGAATGACGAGGTCCTGGAGCGCGGCGATGGCGTCGTCCTTGACCGGGTACGGGCCGAGGTCGAGGGTTATGTCCCCCTCGGCCGTGTGGGCCTTAACGACCCACAGGTTTCCCGAGATGAGGGCGACGCTGAGTCGCGCAACCAACTGCATGTTCACCAGATGGCCGTCTCCGACGGCGGAAACCCACATCAGGGGTTGATGACCACGTCGGCGGCCGCAAGGCCGGTCGGGCGGACGACCTTGGACCCGTACAGGTGCAGGCCCTTCACGATGTCCGCGAAGCCCTTCTCCTTGCGGGTCGCCTCGGTCTTGTTGATCTGCTCGGCGTAGGTGACCGCGCCGCTGTACCCGGCGATGATCAGCTTGCCCGCGCCCGCGCCGGGGCCGTCGGGGGCGTTGTTGGTCTTGCGGATGGAGAAGCCGGCCGCCTCGCCGACGATGCCGTTGACGCGGGTCATGGCCGCCTGGGCGTCGCCGGTGGCGACGAACCGGTCGTCCTTCTTCAGCATCCCGTAGAAGGCGGGCGTGACCGCGACCCAGCGGCTCTCCTCGGGCACGTCGCTGTCGTCCAGGAGGACGCCGAGGTCGACGAGCAGGTCGTAGGCGGCGGCCGGGGTGGTGAGCGTGGCGTCTGCCTCCGCGATCAGGTTGCCCGCGTCGACACCGGCCGCCATGAGGCCGGCCACGTACTGGTCGGCGACGTCGCGCAGCTTGTACGCGGCCTTGCGGGCCTGCTCGGACAGGATCTTTCCGCCGGACTTGGCCTGCCGCTTCTCGACGTCGTCGACCTCGAACGCGAAGTACTTCGACTGGTTGATGAGCAGCGTCTGGTCGCTGTCGTCGACGTCCTCGATCGTGATGTCGGTGTGCTTGGTGTAGGTGCCGACGGTCGGCTCGGCCAGCGACACGATGTGCACGGTGTCGCCGAAGGAGCTGATGTCGCCCTCGTAGTCGCGGTTCACGACGCCAGGGGCGGCGTAGACGTGGGACTTTTCGAGCGCGACGAGCAGCTCGGCGGCCCACACTTCGGGGATGAAGGCGCTGATGGCCATGGTGTTCTCCTCGCTCGCCGGTTATCCGGCGTCTCCGAGCAGGTTGCTCAGGCGGCCGTCGGCCTTGGCCTTCACGATCTGCTCTGGGGTCATCGTCTTGAGGTCAGCCCTGGACAGCTGCTTGGGCCGGGGCGCCTTGCGCGCGGCCCCGCCGTCGCCGGTGCCCTGGAACCGCTTGGCCGTTGCGGCAGCGAGGTAGGGCTTTGACTTGATCAGGTCGTCGATCGCCTCGGCGACCTCGTCGGAGTCGACGTTGCCGTCGTCGTCGACCTCGAACTGGCCGAGGTCGAGGAACTTGTAGGCGTCGGCGGGATCGGCCAGCTTCCCGGCGGCCGCGGCCTTCACCTCGGCCCGCACGATGCGGGTGTTCGCCTTCGCCAGCGCCTGGGCTTCTGCCTGGCGGCGGACCTTGTCGCTGTCGTCGGCGTCGCCCTGCTGGGCCAGGCGCTGCTCGAGCTCGCGGCGCTTGTCCCGCTCGGCGCGCCACTTGCCCTTCATGGAGTCCAGGGCGCGCTTGCCCTTGTCGCCGAGGTCGTCGGCGCCGTCCGGTTCGGAGTCGTCCTGGTCGTCGTCCCCGGCGCTGTCGTCTGCGCTGCCGGTGTCGTCGTCCTGGCCGTCTCCGCTGCCGTCGTCGGCGCCGTCACCGTCCTGGTCGTCGTCGCCGTCGTCGCCGTCGGCGTAGAAGACCGGCGACCACGGGCCGGTTCCGTAGGGGTGGGCCCAGCCGGGTGCGTGCGCGCGGGCGCGGCGGGGCAGGGTGCGGCGGTTCATGTGCTCTCCCGTTGCGGGTCGGTGCCCGGGCGTTGCGCCCCAGGCGGATCAGGCGATGAAGCCGTACTGGTGCAGCAGCCGGACGGCATGCTCGCGGTCGTCGGCGATCCGGAAGATTTCCTCGGGCATCAGGCGCGGCTTGCGGGACACCCGGTAGCGCTGGCCCTGGACCTTCTGGAAGTCACGCAGGCGGATGCCGGCGAAACCGCGGCGGGTGACGCCCTCGGTGGTGATCTGCAGCTTGCGTCCGTAGACCGTGGCGGACTGCATGCCGCGGCGGGCGTTGACCAGCTGCCCGAGGTCGGCGCCCTCAGCGAGGGCCTTCGCGCCGGCCTCGCCGAACGTCTTCCGTTTCTGCTCCTCGGACATGTCCGCCACGATCTGCTTGGGGGAGGGCACGTCGGGGGTGTGGTCGCGGGTGACGGGCTCCATGCCGCACTTGCAGCGCGGGTGCCGCAGGAACGCCTTGTCGGTCTGGTACTCGTTCCCGGCGAGGATGATGCACCGCGAGCAGGCGCCGGCCTCCACCACGCGGATGTATCCGGTGACGGCGGGGCGGGCGGTCATGCCGACGGAGTCCGCGGCCCGGCCGACGTCGGCGACGGCGGTCTGCACGATGGCGTCCAGCAGCGACTGACCCGCGAGCATCGCCTGGACGATCGGGCGCCCTTCGGTGACCAGGCGCAGCGCCGTCCAGATCGGCGCCCTGAGCACGTCGGCGAGCGGGCGACCCGCCCCGTCGACGCCGGTGAACGCGGCGGGCACGATCCGGTTCGCGTCCGGCCGGTCCTCGTTCGCCGGCCCCAGCAGCTTGTTCAGCCACGGACTGGTCATCTCCGCGGCTCTCATCTGGCTGGCCACGACCAGGGCGAGGACGTTGCCGACCAGCCCCATCCAGGACGTGTACAGGTTGTCCCGGTCCACCTGCCTCCACATGCGGTGGGTGGCGAGGGCCGTGGCCAGGGCCAGGCGCCGCCGCGCCTCCATGTGCGCGACCGCCTCCGGAGACGCGGTCACGCCGCCGTCACCTCGGCCTCGTCCGGCTCGGGCTCCTCGCCGCCGTCGGGCGGTACGTTTCCGGCCTGCGGCACGGCGCCGGCCATCTGCCGCGTCAGCTCCGCGACCGGGTCCATGTCCAGTTCCTCGGCGCGCATGGCGATGACGTCGGCGACCTCGGTCGGGGTGAGCCCGTACCGCAGGGCCAGCCACTTGAAGGGGAAGCCGAGTTGCTTCAGCTTCAGCAGTGCGTCGGCCATCTGCGCGTGGGAGCGGGACTCGGTGTCCGCCCACAGCACCCGGCCGGCCCGCATCGCCTCGGCCTTGGCGTCCTGCCCCGTGGCCAGAGCGATCAGCCGGGCCATCTCCCGCAGGCCCTGCCCGGACCAGATCTCCTTCTCCTCAGTGCGCTTGACCAGGCCGGTCTCGGCGGCGAGGAGAGCGCCCTCGGCAAGGTTGGCCATCTTCCCGACGAGGTAGTGCTGCGGGGTGCGGGTCTGCGCAGCGACGTGTCCGACGGCGACTTCGATCAGGCCGGTGTACATGGCCAGGTTCGCGGCCTGCCACTCGCCGATCCGGACGTCCTTGCCGTTGAACATCATCACGCGGTCGACGGCGAACTTCTCGATGTCGACCGGGATGGTGCCGACGACCTCGCCCTTCTCGTTCAGCTTTGGGATCACCGGGCGCTCGGCGCCCATGATGACCCGCTGCGGGAACGAGGCGTAGTCGGAGGCCGTGAACAGCTGCGCCCACAGCAGGTTGATCGCGTCCTGCATGGCGATCACGCCGCGGATGTCGCTGATCGGGTCGGCCGCCAGCATCGGCTTGTTCGGCAGCTCCACCATCGGCACGACGCCCATGGGGTTGGGCTGCGGGTTCGGCTCGTCGGCGAACTCCCGCGGCCGCCACCTCTTCAGCTCCTCGTCCACGTCGACCATCTGCGGGGACTTGTTCTCCCCGGTGGTCATGTGCGGCCGACAGAACTTCCACACCTCGCCGGGCAGGTACAGAGTGGCGTAGTCCTGGCCACCGTCCTGCCACCGCTTCAGCGCGGCCCGCCGCTTCCTGCGCGAGCCCGGCTCGTAGGCGATGATGCACTGCGAGGCGTCCTCGAAGGTCACGACCGGCATGTCCGGCTCGTCGGGGTCGCCCCACACCAGCACGAAACAGCGGGCGTTGATCACCGAGCCGAGGAAGCCGAGCTGGCTGTCCGCGTCCAGGCCGTTGACCTGCCACACCTTCCACAGGTCCTTGTCGGCCTCCATCTCCCCGGCGGCCTGGAACCCGGTCACCGTCATCCGCTCCACCGGGGAGTCGGCAACGACCTGGGTCCAGTTGTCCGAGAACTCCGTGTACCGCCCGCCGTGGAACTTCGCGAACTCCTTCGACGCGAACTTCAGCGGGTGATCGCCCCGGTAGTAGTCGTTGTGCCGGGTGATGTCGCCACTGCGCATCATCAACTCGGCCTCCAGCAGTGCCACAAGCTGGAGGGCCTGCGCCTCGGTAGCCATCCGCCCTCCTCTCAACTGCCGTAGTAGAAGGACTGCTGCCGCTCGGCCAGGCCGGCCGCGATGACGTCGCCGAGCGCCTCATGCGCCAGCACGCTGGGGATAGTGGCGTCGATCTTCTGCGAGGGGCTCGCCTTGCGGAGCACGTACCGGTCCATCGGGCGCGCGGCCGCACGCGTATTGGCGATGTGGTCCGCGGTGATCGGGCAGCCGTCGTGCGAGAACGCAGCGCCCTCGCTGTTGCGCTTGACCACATCCGTCTTCAGCCGCTCGCATGCGGAGTGCATCTGGATGATGCGGCGGGTGTGCCAGCGGATCACGCGCTCCTCGCCGTACAGATCCACCCACTCGTCGATCTCCGTCTCCCAGTACGGCGGATCGGCGTACAGCCGGACCACGTCGTACCGGTGCATCAGCTGCGACATGGCTGCCCGCACTTCTGCGCGCGGGACCTGCCCGCCGAAGTCCGCCGGGTTCCAGATCGTCGGCTCGTCGTTCTCCCCGTAGACCGGGGTGAACTGGTAGCCGTCCATCGTCTCGGCACGGATCGCCGTCCAGTCGTCGACGTCACTGCCGTCGAAACCGAGGACGATCCGCGTCATCGGCCGCACCCTGCGCGGGTCGGTCTTGCCCGCCCACTTCGCCGGGTCCAGCCAGGCCGCCGTGCCCGCCACGCACCGGTTCCCGAAGAACCGCTCGGCCTGCGCCGGGTCCTTCTCCATGATCTCCGCCGTCTCGGCCTCGATCGCGTCCAGGTCCACGTGCGACGACCCCGCGTAGACGACGGCATGGATCTTCCGACGGTCCCGCTTGTTGCTGTACGACAGCGACTTGGGCGCCTCGGGGTGGTACTTGAAGATGTCCCGGGCCTTGGCCTCGTGCGTGGTCTGTGCGACCGAGTTCTCGGACGGGTCCCACGCGTTCGTCGTCTCCATCGACCGGCCGCCCATGCCGGCCGCGCCCCGGCGCTGTGTCTCCGCCGTCCGCCGCAGCTTGTTCGCCGTGGTGTACAGGCCCGTCTCGTCCTGCATCGCGAAGATGATCGGGTTACCCAGCCGGGACTGAGCCGACGACGTGACCACGTCGATACGGCCGTCGTCCCCGACCCGGGTGAACTCCTCGCCCACCGTCATGATCCCGGACAGCGGGCCGCGCTTCACCATCGACTGCAACGGCCGGTAGACGTTGGCGACCTGGTCCTCGGACGTCGCGGTCAGCTGGATCAACGGGGTGGGCCACGGCGTACCCATGGGGTCGCCCGGCTCGTACTCGTACCACCAGCCGCACCCGCAGCCGTGGTCCGAACACCGGTACCGTTCACCTCCGCGCGCCCACCCGTCGAACACGACCGGGCCGGCCGCCTCGGCAAGCACGATCGTCGCCGACCACGGACCCTTGCCCGTCTTCTGCGGCGCCACCACCTGCGAGCGCCGGTAGTGGAACGCCGGCGCCAGCTGGCCCGCTTCCGCCCCGGGCCGGACGCGGTAGTGGTTGGCCGTGCACCACAGCTGCCACGGGTACAGCTCCATGTCCTCGCCCGCACGGAAGCCGTCCGGGATAGGGCAGTGGTGTTCGATCCAGTCGGGGACGATCCACATGGTGGGGAAGTCGACGACGAACTCGGGCCCGGCGTCAGGCCCCTTCGCCATTGGGCACGACCTTCAGCCGGTCACGGGCGCTCGGCCGGCGCGGCGCCGGCTCCGTGCCTGCGGTGACCGTCTCCTCCTCGGCCTCGGAGGCTGGGGCGACCTTCCAGCGGTTGCGGTTCATGCCCGCCACGCTCAGCCCCAGGCTGTCCAGGTAGGACCGCACCATCTTCTTCACGTCGACGCGGCCGTCAGCGCGCTCGGCCTCGGCCAGCGTCCGGACGAACAGCGCCACCTCCAGCTCCTGGCCCATGTCCTCCCACGCCACGGCCTGAGGCTTCGCCCACTGGCCATCCCACAGATCCAGCTCACGCTCCGAGGCTGTCGTCAGCGGCCACTCAGGCGCCGGCCTGCCGCGGCCCTCGGCGGGCAGCGTCCGCCAGCCTCCCTTGTCGGCCGCCTTCGAGCTGCGCAGGGACCGCGGGTCCGGCGCCGGTCCGGAGACCGCGCGCGCTCCTCCACGAGGCATGTTGATCACTCCTCCACGCTGCGTTGCGCAGCCCGAATGCCGTCACCTTGCGTGATGGCGGTGGACCCTCTGAACCCGTCGCACCTCCGAGCGCCCTCCCCCGCGCTGTTCACCCCCTGGCCGGTTGGGGGTCACCCCCCTGGGTCCGGTGACCGTGCGTCACGTTCCCCATGTCTCGCGCGCTGTCTTGCGCGAGTGATGCCGTTTGCTCATGGCTTGCCAGTTGGTTGGGTCGAAGCCTCGGGGGCCGAGGGGGCCGAGTCCGTCGATGTGGTCGACCTCGGTTGCGAGGTCGCGCTGTAGCTGGGGCTTGGTACTGCACTCGTCGCACTCGCAGTAGGGGTGCGTCTGCAGGTACTCGGCGCTGGCGTTGCGCCAGCGTGTGTTGTAGCCCCTCGTGTTGGGGTGTGGTCTGGCTGCCCTGGCCTTGGTCTGGCAGGGGGGACATCTGCCCCCGGGGGTGAGGGTGGGGCATCCAGGGGTTGGACAGACCTGCATGGCCTTACGCGCAGGCATGCTCAGCTCGACTTGATCAGGTAGTCGATCACCTTGTTCAGGTTGGTCATGGCCTCGCTCAGCGCTACTTCCTCCTGGGCGAGGATGGCGCGGGCCTGGGCGACGTCGGCCTGCCGCGCGTACACGAGGGTCTGCGCGGTCCTGAGTTCTTCGGCAGCATGCGCTCGAAGACGGTGGTCTGAGTGGCCCGTCGTGCTGGCCTCGGCGGCGAGAGTCTCCTTGACCTGCTGCATGGTGTTCCTGAGGGCCAGCACCTGGTTGACGAATTCGGGCCCGTACACGGCAGCCTGCCGGATGAGGGGATCGTCGTGGAGCCGGAAGGTGCTGCGCGTAGCCTCGGTCACGGTGCCCTCCTGGCGTGCGAGGGCCTGGGCGACGTCGGCGTGCGCGCGGTACTGCGAGGCTGCCTCGGCCTTGGGGATGAAGCCGGTGTTGAATCCGCAGGGGCAGACGACGCATGCGCGGCCGGTGGTCTGGTACTGGGCCCAACCGTCGTCGGGCTCCTTCTCCTGGAGTTCAGCGACGATGAGCAGGCGGTGCAGCATGGTGCTCTCCTATGCGAACGGGATCTGCACGGTGATGAGCGCCGGTCCGTTGCCGACCTTGACCTTGCGTCCCTCAGCGTCTTGGGCCAGCAGGCCCACCGTGAGACCGTCCATGCAGTCCAGCTCGATGCTTCTCACGGAGCCGAGCAGGCCGAGCACAGCCAGGGCTGCGCGAGCCTGCTCGTGCGTGATGCTCTCGGGGAGGTCGGGCAGCTCGATCACGGTGTCCTCCTGGCGTGCGTGAGCCCGGCCGCGCTGGTGCGCGTACCGGGCTCGGAGCTGGGTGTGTCAGAAGTCGGGGCAGAGGTGCTTTCGCACGGCGTCCACGATCTTCTTGCCGGTCTCCTGGGTGTTGATCTCAGGGAAGCGTGTGTCGATGGTGAACCTGCCGAGGGCCGACTTCGCCAGGCCCTCCGTGTCGTCCGGCGACGACTTGACCGAGCTGCACTGGTTGAGGCCGCGGCTCACAGCCTGGTCGTCCTTGCCGGGCTTGATGATGCGGGCATCGATGGCGTTCAGTGCGTCGAGGAAAGCCTTGCGGGCTTCGGCGCTCGGCTCGGCCGGGAGGCCGGCGGCTTCGCGGGCCTTGGCTTTGTCTTCGGCGCTGACGCTCGTCGGCTTGCTCTCCGGCTTCCCGTCGTCTCCTCCGCCTACGACGGCACCGATGATGAGGACGACGACGAACAGGCCGAGTAAGCCGCCGCACCCGAGGCCGATGACCTTGCCCACGTTGGTCTTCTTCGGTGCCTGTGGCGGCGGCGTGCCGCCCCAACCGGGCTGCTGCGGCTGGTAGTTCGGTTGGCTCACGGTTCCCCCCTGGGATGGTTGGTCTGCGGGGGCATCATGCGCCGTGTAGAGGCCTCGTGTGGGTGGTGTGGCTGTGTTGTGACGTTGGGGTCCGCCGCTGGGCGCTGCCGCCTCCCGCAGGGCCGCCTCCAGCCCGTTGCGCCGGGCGGCGGACAGGCACGACGAAGCCCCGGCCGGTGGTCCGGTCCGGGGCTCTGTCGTGCGTCTGTGGTGCCTCGTGTGGGCACAGTTGTGCACAGCGATCGTCACACAGTGTCTGACCTGCGGTCAAGCGGCGCCGCGCTGTTGCCGTTCGGCGGCGAGCGTGGTCACGTCGGCGACGGCGTAGTAGGGGTACCGTTCGGTGCCGCCGGACCGTGTGAGCTTGCCGCGCCAGACGAGGTTGCGGAGGGCGCCGGCGCTGATGTCGCCGAGGACTTGGCGGGTCTGGGCGGCGGTGAGGTGGCCGGGGCGGATGTGCTGCTCCATGCCCCCATGATGCGCCTGTGGCGCCGGGTCTTCTGTCAGTTCATCTGGCCTGCGCAAAGGTGCCTGACGTCACGCACGAGTGCGTACAGGGCAACGAGGAAGGTCACACTCCAGAATGCGATCCAGAGGGCCGACATTCCGGAGCCGATGGACATGGCGAGCACCACGGTGCAGACCAGGACACCGAAGGCCGAGATCAGGGCGCTGATGAGGTCACTCATACCGACATCATCCCTGGCGGCCTTCGGTCAGCGGAAGTGACTCAAGCGGATTGTCCTAGGCCGGGGTTGGTCAGTGGCCGCAGTGGGGCCGGGTCCACCAGCCGCACTCGGCGCAGTACTCGTAGCCGAGGACGGCGAGGATGCGTCGGATCATCGGTCGTTCACCCCCGGACTGAGGTGTGTGTGGCTGTAGTTAGGGCGATCGGGGTCGGCCGTGACGTAGATCAACATCCCCTTCTGGCCTTCGAGAGGGGTTACGCTCACAAGCTCGTGACCTGCGCATTCGCGGCAGGAGGGACGCTCCTCCCCCGGTGGGGGAGTGGCGGACGAATCGGACATGCGGCGGCGGGCGGACCGCCACAGCGCCACGCCCCCGGCGACGACGACCAGGAGGACGCCTGCGGCCTCGTCGACCGCGAACGCGACCCCGACGACGGCCCCGCCGAGGACGACCAGGACGCACGCCCCGGCCGCCCCCGACCGCGCCTCGGGCTCTTCCACGGCCGCCATCACAGAACCCCGAACACGCGGTCGCCGAGCCAGTTCACGGCCAGCGCGAGCGGCGCCGCGGCGAACCCGGCGATCCCCGCCGAGGTGCCGAGGCACACACCGCACCAGGCGCCGCGCTTGATGTCGGCGCCGTACCGGGACTTCTTCACCGCGGCCACGAGCGCGGCCGTGAGGATGAGGACGATGGCGCCGCCGGGCTGGGTGAGCGGCAGGTAGCCGGTCCCGCTCGCGCGGGTGCCGGCCTGCCCGCCGATGCCCCACACGAGGGCGACGTCGCCGAGCCAGTTGCTGATCCACAGGGCTGTGCGGGCTGCCCAGCCGATCAGTCCGCCGACGCCGAGGATCGTCAGGCAGCCGTAGGCCCACGCGATCAGGAACGGGCCGAGGTCGGCGGCGTAGTGGAGGGGGTTGCCGCGCAGGCTCTTGTGGCCGGGCCACCACTCGACCAGGTGGTAGATGAGGATGCAGATTCCGACGGTGCAACCGCCGATGGTCACGAAGGTCACAGGGGGTCCTCAGCGGAGTACAGCGACCGCGAGCGCGGCGCAGGTGAGTACAAAGGCGCACGTCCCGGTGATCGGGGGGACGGTGCGGAGGTCGACCAGGGCGAGGCCGAGCAGGGCCGCGAGGGCGGCGAGCGCGAACACGGCGGCGAGGATCACGAGCCGTCTCGCGGCTGCTGTCGTACCGATGACGGACCGGTCGGGTGTCGTGTCGGACGCGCCGGTCGGACCGTCTGGCGCGGTGGTGTGACGGTCGGACGCGGCGTCGGACGCTCGGTATACGGCGTGGGGACGGTCGTCTGCACGGTGCCGGGTGCGGGCTCCTGGCCTGCGTCATACCGGTCAACCCAGTAGCGGGTGATCGTCGGACGGACCCCGTCCGGGCAGCGTCCGGTCGCCCATGCGGCCCGGTAGGTGCCGGCCACGATCGCGACCGCGGTACGCACGGCGTCGGACACCGTCATACCGGTGCGGAGCATGGTCTCCAGGTCGTCATACAGCTGCGCGTCGACCTTGACGGAGGCGGCCTTGCCGATGGGGGGAGGCGTGCTCACAGGCGCTCACCCCGCTCGGCCTTGGCCTGCTCGGCGTTCAGCTGGTTGCGGAGGTAGTCGAGGTTCCAGCCGAGGTTGCCGGGCTGCTCGGCGAGGGCTTCACGGACCAGGACGCGGACGAGGCCGGCGCGGCGGAGGATCCGGGCGTCGTAGTCGTCGAGGTCGTAGGGGAGTGTGAGGGCCTGGACGACGGTTTCGAGGAGTGCGCGGAGGTCGCGGGCCTCGGTGGAGGGGGTGGGCGTCTTCGTCATCGCGCGTCACCCGTCTCGGCGTTGAGGGCGCGAAGGAGGATGCGCAACGCTTCGGCGAGTCCGCCGTGTGCCTGGGCGTAGGCGAAGACGTCGAACCCGGTGGGGTCGCCGTAGGTGGCGAGCATCTTCTGGCCGACGCGGATGGCGACGGTGAGGTCGCTGGGGTCGGGCTGCGGCTGGGGTGCGCGGCGCACGTAGCCGGCGGCGACTACGCGGCGGCCGGGGGAGGTGTTCGCGCATGTGGGCGCGTTAAGGTGCTGCTGGTCCATGACGAGGTCCGATCTCGTTCGTGGGCTGGAGGGTCGGGCGGTGCGATCGCCCCGGGTGCGCCAACACCTGGGAGCTGCTGCCCGGCCCTCGCTGTCTATTCGGTTGTGGGCGGCTTGGCCGCCTTCTTGCGGTCGTCTCGCTTGAGCGCCTGGTCGACCGCCTGCCAGCTGCGGCCGAGATCGCGGGCGACGTCAGCCACGGTGCCCAGTTCCTTCACGCCGTCGCGAAGGGCTTGGGCTCGTCGGGAGGCGGCATCGGATGCGGCTTGGTTGAGCTGCGCCAACAGCTCTTCCTCGTCGCGAACTCGGTCTCGCCAGGGCTTCGGGTCCATCACAACGATCTTATCCAACAGGGGTGTTGGGTGCAAGCAGTTCATGCTGACTCGGCGGGCTGGAAGTGCTGCAGCCGCGCCCAGTCCTGCGCGGTCGCGTACACGTAGCCGCACCACCGGCAGGCCAGTCGGGTCTGCCCCGGCATGCGGGAGATCACGGCTCCGCACACGGTGCCCTGGTCGTCGGTCACCGCGACGCACGTCCCGAGCCGCTGCGCCCGCGGCAGCGGGTCGCCGACGACACTCCGGGCCTGGAGCTCCAACTCCTGCACCTCGCGGGCGATCTCACCGGCTGCCGGGTAGGCGGCCACGATCCAGTCGAGCTGCTGTGCCAGCCAGCGGCAGTCCTCTGCCAGCCCACCGGGGGGCGGTGCTCCCCGGTGGGGCCAGCGGACGTGCCGCACGTCGGTCCGCCACAGCCGCATGACCTCGGCGGCGCGGCCCCAGGTGACTGTGTCCAGCACGTCCTCGTTGATCGGCGAGCGGGGGCCGGCCGCGCTCTTCGTCGCCACGATCTCGCCCCAGCCGGAGCGGCGGGGCACCAGGCACTCGCCGACCTCGTCGTACAGGGCCGGCAGCTCTTGCAGCCCGGCGGCCAGCCGCTCCCTGTGCCGGGTGCACAGGTAGCCGCTGGTCACGTTTCCGCACAGTTCGCAGGTCACGGGGTGGCGTTCTCCTTGGGTTCGGCGAGGGTGGCGCGAAGCTCGACAGCGGCGCCACCATGGGCGCGAAGGATGGCCCACCTCCGAGCGAGCCGCTCGGCCCGCTTGACGGCGGCTTCTGCCTTCAGGGCCCGCTCCTTCCACTCGTCCCCCCGGCGCCAGCCTCGGTTGGCGTTCTCGTATAGCTCGTCCAGGGAGTCGTCGGTGATGCTGTCGGCGGTGTAGCGCGCGGTGGTCATGTCGGGCCTTTCTGGTGGGTGGTCAAGCAGGCTGGTTGGCGAGTTCGAGCAGGACGGTGGCGTGGCAGTGGTCGGGCTGGCCGGGTTCGGGGAGCGAGCACCAGCACATGAGGTCCCGGTCGATCAACTCGGCACGCGCCGCCTTGGCGAGCCCGGCCTGCTTGGCTTCGCGGATCCATCGGGCGTAGCGATCGGCGGCGTCAGCGCGTGCTGCGGCGCTGTCGTCCCAGCGGGCGAGCCTGCGGCCTTGGTACTCGACGGCCCACATGTCCAGCACGCCACCTCGTAGGGATGCGGCCGGGGCCAGCACGAAAGGGTTGCCCCACTTGCTGCCGCGCCCCACGTAGACGGCTCCGTGCGGTGCACGCCAGCCCTTCGTGCGGCGACGCTGGATACGCCGCGGCCCGCCGAAGGCGATCTGCCGGGCGCTCACTGGGCGCTCCCCTCGGGGGTCGGCAGCGCGTCCAGGGCGTCGCCGATCCCGTGCGCGATGCTGCGGCGGCGCTCGGCGATCTCGGAGTTCGCGGTCTGCTCCGCTCCCAGTAGCAGACAGTCGACGACTTCGGCGAGGTCGTCGGCGCTGAGGCCGGACAGTTGCAGTGCCATGGGGTCCTCCGTGGTGTGATGGGTGGAGGTCCGGGCCTGATAGCGACAGGCCCGGACCGTCAAGCGGCGGGAAGGATGAGCTGGCCGAGGACACGGCCGACGCGGTCCTGGTCGATCAGGTCGGCGACGTCCCCGGCGGTGCTGCCGCGCGGCACCGCGAGGCCCAGGCGCCGGCACAGGCCGAGCTGCTTCGCGCTGGGCTGCTCCCTGCGCCACCGGGCCTGGCGGGCGACGAATGCCCCCGGGGCGAGCACCTTGGCCTGCTGCTCCAGCCACGCCAGGGCCTCTGGCAGTGGCCGGGCCACGTCGTCCTTCGGCGCGTGGACGCCGTCTGCCTGCGTCCAGCGGCGCATCCGGTACAGCCGGGTCCCGGGGTCCCGGACCAGGAACAGGAACATGGCGCCGGTCAGCCGGATGAACCACGTGCCCCGATCCGTGCGCAGCCAGCGGATGGCCGACGACCCGAACAGGTTGATCTCCTCGGCGTCGATCCGCGCGGCCAGTGCGCGCCGCTGCTCAGCCGCCGCGTGCTCCTCGGCGATCTGCCGCAGCGTCTTGTTCTCCTCGGCCTGGCCGATCTCGCGGGCCGTCAGGTCGATCATCGACGCCAGCTTGTGCCGGGTCGACGCGCCCATGACGTCGAGCAGCAGGGCGTCCGTCTTGCCCGGGGCCGGGCGGAAGGCGCGGCCGGCCATCTGCACGTACAAGCCGGCCGACTTGGTCGGGCGGGCGATGACGGCGCAGCTGGTGTGCGGGGCGTCGAACCCCTCGGTGAGCACCATGCAGTTGGTGAGCACCTGGACGTCGCCTGCCTCGTACCGGGCGAGCGTTGCGCGCCGGTCGTCCCGGCTCATCTCGCCCCACACCGGGGCCGCGGTGATGCCGGCCGCGCGCAGCGAGTCGGCGGCGCCCTGGGCGGTCGCCACGGTCGGCGTGAAGACGACGCCGGGCCGGTCGGCGGCGTGGTCGACGTAGGCCTTGGCGATGGCGTCCAGGGCGCCGGAGTCCTCCAGTGCCTTGCCCAGCTGGCCGTCGACCAGGTCGCCGCCTCGGGTGCGGACCTTGTCCAGGTCGAGGGTGTCGACGGTGATGCGCTTGCCGCGGACGTCGCACAGGTAGCCGTCGCTGATCATGTCGAGGATGTCGAGGGTGAAGACGACGTCTTCCCAGATTTCGGCGAGGCCTCCATCGGTGCGCGTCATCGTGGCGGTGAAGCCGGCGGTCGGGACGCCGCGCCAGGCGCCGAAGTGCTCCAGGACCTCCATGTAGGTGCGGGCGGCGGCGTGGTGGCACTCGTCCACGATGAGCAGGCCGATGTCCCGGATGGCTTCTCGACGCTTGGGCACTGCCAGGGTCTGGACGCTGGCCACGATCACGTCCACGTCCTGGTGCTCGTCGCGCTCGGCCTTGACGATGCCGACCCGGAGGTCCGGGCGGACGGCGCGGACCTTGGCGGCGGCCTGCTCGATGAGTTCTTCCCGGTGTGCGATCACGAGCGCGCGCTGTCCTCGCAGTTGGGGCAGGCACTCGCTGATGAGGTTGGAGAACACGACGGTCTTTCCGGCGCCGGTCGGCAGGACGACGGCGAGTCGGTTGTGCTGCCCTTTCCATCCGTCGCGCAGCGCCGTGATGGCGTCGCGCTGGTACGGGCGCGGGGTGAAGGTCGCGGACAAGGGGTCACCTCGATTCGGGTGCTGGTGGTTTGCGGGGAGTGCGGGGAGTTGGCGGGAGTCCTGCGGGGACTCCCGCCAAGTGCCGCAGTGGCATTGATCAGCGGTTTTGCGGGGATGCGGGGACTCGCGGGGAGTTGAAAAAACCCTTGATGCCGGAGGCCTTCAGAACTGCCGTGCGACGACGTGCGGCACATGTGATGCGCGATGCATGCGGGACGTGCGCGCTATATGGGGGAGCGGGGCGGGCCCCTGCAAGTCCCCGCATCCCCGCATCCGTGCAGGTCGCCCCAGATGCAGGGGCCCGGTGGAGTCCCCGCAGAGGTCCCCGCGAAGTCCCCGCACTCCCCGCAGGACAGCCGGTCATGACTCGTGCCCGCCGGTACCGCGGTCCGCGTGGACCTCGACCCGCCACAGGTTCTGCTTTCTGTGGCTGTCGACGACCATCACGACCTTGTGGGTGCCGAAGTAGCGGCCGGCGCGGGCCTTCAGCCAGATGCCCAGCTGGTTCGCGCTCGGCGGCTCGTCGCCCTTGCGCGGCACGTGGTTGGGCAGGCCCTTGATGACGGCCCCCGTGGTCAGGGGCTCGCCGCCGTAGGTCTCCCGCCACATCTCCAGGAAGAGCGCCCACTCTTGGAGTTCGTCGTCCTGGTCCCGCGCCTCGCTGCGGTCGGCCATCCAGCCCTCGACCCCGAGGAAGTCGAGCAGGCCGGCCATGAGGCTGGCCCACTCGCTGTAGTCGCCTTTGCGGACGTGGACCTGTGGCGTCCCCGCGGCGACCCAGGCGCGGACGAGGGTGACGAGGGCGGCGACCAGAGTGGACGCGTTGTTGCGCAGCCAGGGCCGGAGGTCGCCCACGGTGAAGTTGTCGCGCTGGTCGGGGTCGGGGCAGTCGGGGTCCAAACGGACCCAGAGGACGCGGCGGCCGTTGTCCCCGCCGGTGCGGAGGGCGTTGCCGGTGACGATCCAGAGGCGATCGTTCGGCATGGTCACCTTGGACGTGGCGCCCAGGACGCGGTCACCCCAGACCTCGGAGGTCAGCAGGGCGGACAGGACGGGCGACTTGATGATGCAGCCGTTCGGGAGGTTGTCGAGGACGACGACGGGCTGTCCGGTGCCGTACAGCTGCGTCGTGATGCTCTTCCGCAGCTCGGTGTCGTTCTCGGGCCAGGCTGTGTCCGCGATGCCGTAGCAATGCCGGAAGATGTCCTTCAGCAGGCTCTTGCCGGACCCGGCGGCTGTCGCGGTGAGCACGAACATCGGCGTTGGCCCGTGGAAGTACGGCCGCAGGATCGGCGTCAGCAGTGCGCCCAGGAAGTGTGCGCGGTCGCTGGCCGCGACCCAGGGGAAGTCCTTCAGCACCTGGTCGAGGACGATGCTCTTGGCCCTGTCGAGACTGTCCCGCGTCACCTGGGGGACGAGGCGGCGCAGCGGCACCCTGGGCTCCAGGTACAGGCCGGTCGCCCGGTCGTAGCCGAGGGAGTCGAGCAGCGTGCCGTCTGGGCGGATGACCGGCGAGGTGACGACGCCCCGGAGGACGGGCAGGGGCCAGTCCTTCCGGCCGAGGATCGTGGAGCAGCTCTTGGGCATGAGCAGCTCGCGTTCTTCCTCCAACTGCTCGGTGACCGGGTTCCGCTTCACGGTGTAGCTGGTGACGTGGTCGGCGAGGTAGGCGCGCAGGTTGTCCGTGCCCAGTTGCTGCACCACCGGGTCGTCGTTGTCGTCCCGGTACACCCAGCACGGCCCGCCGGACCGCTTGTAGAGGTCAGGCAGACGACCGTCGGCCATGAGCGCCAGGACCCCGTCGATGCCGTCGGCCTCGTTGGTGATGTCCAGCTCGGGACGGGACGGCACAGAGCGCAGCTGGGGGCCGCCCTCGAACCCCTCCTGCGAGTCCGGGGCGTGATCGGGGTCGAGCGCCGAGGACCCGTCGGCGAAGTGCTGCGCGGGCACGGAGGACAGGCGCCGGCGGGGCGGCTCGGTGCCATACCCCTGGCGGCGCAGCCCGGCGGCCGAGGCCTTGAAGTTGCCGCCGTGCTCCAGCAGCGTGTAGGCGCCGAACTTGGAGTAGGGCACATCTGCCGTGAACTCGCTGCCGGTCGCGAACACCCACAGCCTGTCGTGCTCGGGGTCGCGGCCAGTGGTGGCCTTTACGCTGCCGACGCCGTCGGCCCAGCCCCAGTAGGTGGTGTGCCCACGCGTGACGAGCGGCCTGAACGTTCCACGCAGGATGTCGGACCAGTCCGCCCGGGCTTCGAAGTCCTCGCCAGGTCGCAGGCCGCCGCCGGGCAGAGGCGCCTGCGGCTTGGGCGCGGTCTTCGGAGCCTCGGGCACGGGCAGCGTGTCGAACATCCGGCAGACGGTCCGGATCGCGTCCATGACGTCCGCGCCCACGGTCGGGATGGTGGCCGGGCACCCGGCGATCCGGGTGTACGGCCTGCCCGAGGCGTGGACGGAACCGCCGGACGGTTCGACCAGGCCATATCCGCCTTCGCCGCGGGTCTCGATTTCGACGCGGATGATGCGGCTGTTCGGCTTCTCCCGGAGCCGCTGTCGTTCCTCGTCGGTGTACTCGTGCTCTTCGGCCAGCCGTGAGGCCAGTTTGCGGTTGCCCGGGACGTCGCCGCCCTCGACGCGGACCCGGAAGTGCCGGCCGCCAGAGGGCGATTCGGTGACCCAGCCATTCAGGATCGCGGCCCAGGGCTCGCCGAGACCGTACGCCTCCATGACCTCGGTGACCTCGTCCAAGAGGCCGATGGCGCGGCCCTCGAACTCGATCATCTCAACGTTGCCGGACACCGCGCCGTAGACGACGGCGATACCGGCAGGGCGGCCCCCGCCGAACCACTTGTCGTGGTCGGCGGGAGTGGTGCGGTTCACCTTGTACTGAAGCCAGGACACGGCCGGCTTTTTGCTGCCGTCCGCCTTGACGGGGAGGACGCACAGGCCAGCGTCGTGCAACTCGCGGGCGGCTGCCCGGAGATCGATGGACTGTGGGTCGGTCAACGCTGCTCCTCGTGGTACTGGCTGAGGTGTCGGGCCTTGATCCCGTCGATGAACGCCTTGATGGCGGAGGGCCGGATCGGCTCTTCGCGGGGCTTGGGGCACCCCGGGCGGTAGCACTCGTAGCGAGCACGGACGTTCTCGGCGTCGACGACCAGCACGCCGACGACGTGCTGGCGGCCGGGGGCGCGGCCCGGGGTGTCCCGGGCCTGCGCCGGGGCGGTGGTCAACGCGACGCCCGGGTGGACGTGCGGGCGTGCCACGACTCGATGTCCTCGACGTGTCCGGCGGCGACGGAGGCCTGAAAGTCGTCGGCCAGCTCCTGTTCCTCGGCCCGTTCGGCGATCGCGGCGCGCAGCTGCGCGAGGGTGTCGACGGAACGCTGGCCGTGCGGGACGGCTGCGAGCGAACTGCCGTCGTACTGCCAGAACACGACCGTCTCCGTGAGGACGCCGGAGGAGACTGCGTCCGGGGTGGACGGGATGAGCCGCACCTGGTGCGTGGCGGCCAGGACCCGGATTTCCTCGCGGGCGAAGCCGTCCAGCACGCTGGCGAACACGGCGTCAGGGTCGCCGGTCTGCCGGACGAGGTCGGCGACATCGTCGAGGCACTTGACGACGTCGGGGGTGCAGTCCTGCTTGGCGGCCTCGATCTCGGCGAGGGCCCGCTGCACGCGGTGGTTGTCGGTGGTCGACGGCTCGGCCGTCGTGGGAAGCTCAGTCACGAGCGGACCCCGTTCTCTACTTGCTGGCGCTGGTGGGGGCGGGCTGCTCGGACGGCGCCTTCGGCTGGACCCCGGGGGCGCCGTCGTCACTGGTGGCTGCTGCCGACTGGACCTCGGCAGCAGCGGTTTCGGAGAGGCCGAGGAAGTTCAGGAGGTCGCTGCGGCGGACACGGAGTGCCCGCGCACCGAACTTGATGACCTCGACGGGGAACTCACCGTCTTTGATGAGCTGGTATCCCAGGTCGCGGGAGATGCCGAGGGCGGCAAAGGCGTCCTGAGCAGTGGGCATCGCCGGGAGTTGCAGGACCTGCTTCGAGGTGAGAGCGGTGGCCGAGGCGCTCATACGGCGACCTGCAGGGGGATGCAGGCGCGTCCCGCGCGCTCCATCGGTACGAACAGCACCAGCAGGTCGACGCCCAAGACGCTCGCGATGGCCTTGGCCTTGTCCTCGGGGATGGTGCGCTGGGTGCCGGCCATCAGGGCGCCGATGGTGCCGTGTGCAATGCCCGTGGCCTCGGCGAGCCTGCGGCTGCTGATCGAGCGACCGGTGCCGGTGCGTTCCATGAGGACCTTGAGCCGGTCGCCGCTGGCGACCGCGTACATGGTGGGCGAGGTGTTCTCGTTGCTCACGTTCTCTCCACTGGACGATGTGTCCATCTAGATGGAAGCGATGCCCGTGAGCTTTCCATATGGATGAACAGTTTGTCCAGCAAGATGGACGAGGGGGCGCACGGATGCAACCGGTCAAAGGCTCCGTGCTACCTGGCGAGGCTGGCCCGCGTGCTGAACAATCTGTTCAGTGAGATGGATGAACGGCAGGGGTGACCTGCACGTGCGTTTCAAGGATTCGTGTAGAGCCTGAACGTGCGCCCAGCTACCTGGCCAGGAGGAATGGCAGGATGAGCCCTATGGCACCCAATGAGATTTCGTCGACAACCCCTGAACAGAGTGAACCGCGGACCCAGTTCACCGATCTGCTGAGGAGTCGCCGCGCGGAGCTTGGTGAGGGCTTGGCCAAAGTTGAAGGCCGTTCGGTTGACCCTGTCACTGGGAAGGGCGTGAAGCGCGGTCGCATCTACCGACTGGAGGGTGGGGAAAGGGGGGGGATTACTCCCCCTGACTTCTGGGAACTGCGCGCGCTCGCTGAGGGGTACAGGCTGCCCATTGAGCGACTCCAGGATGCCGCTGGTGCCCAGTTCCATGGAGTGGAGCCCCTTCGTGTCGGAACGGGGGAAGCGGTCGCTTATGTTCGAAAGCTCGACAGGCTGCCACCGGAGCAGCGTGAGCGCCTGCTTCACCTGATCGATTCCCTGGTTCCACCCCAATCGGGTGAAGATCGCTGAATCACGCACTCCCCTTAGCGTCACTCTGGGTGACCAATCCCGGTAGCCTGTAGAGATTTCGTACACATGGTGCGATCATTGCGGCACACCCACTGACCACAAGGGTGCTGGTCTAAGCCGCAAATCGAACACTTGAGCGGGAGATGGGGGAGGCTGCGTGGAGTCACCGCAAGCGCAGGCTTGGTACTTCTTCAGCGACGACCTGCCAGACGGGGAGGTGATCATTCCATTCAAGACGCGCCATGGCCTGGCGTTCGGCATCCGACCTGGGCATATGACACCGGAGATGCTCGACGCTCTGAACAGAACTGCAAAGTTTGTTCTTCAAGTGGGCCTTGGTCACATATCTCTTCCTGGCAAGTCACCCTTGAACGAGTAGCTCAGTCGGGAGGAGAGACGATGGCCGTATCCCGCCGCGCCGGCGGCATCAGCAAGCGGTGTGAGTGCCGCGGTCCGGACGGCAAACGGCTCGGCACGAAGTGCCCGCAGCTGGCCAAGCGCAACCACGGCAAGCACCGCGTCAGCCAGGAACTCCCCGAGGACGCCGACGGCCAGCGCCGTCGCTTCCAGCGCACCGGCTACACCAAGCTCACCGACGCACAGACCGACCTCGACCGCATACGCGCCATCCTCGACCTGGCCGGCGACGACGAAGACGCAGAGCGACGCGTTGGCGACCTGCTTGCCGACCTCCAGAAGACCCGCGGCTCCATCCCCGACCCGACCGAGGTGTCCCGGAAGCTCGGCGTCGGCGTCCCCCTCGACGGGGCAATGACCGTGGGGGAGTGGCTCGACGTCTTCGCCGAGGCCCGGGCGAAGAAGACGAAGAAGACGACAGCGAACGGCTACCAGTCGCACATCCGGGTGCACCTGAAGCCGGGCGTCGGTCACTACCGGCTCGACCGCTTCACCGTCGGCCACGCACAGGAGTTCTTCGACGGGATCGACGAACGCAACGAAGTAGTGCGCGCGGAGAACCAGGCGCGGCGCGAGCAAGAGGCCCGCTGCAAGTGGGGGAAGAACTCCCGGCCGCCGGTCGTCGAGTCCACGCGCCTCGCAGTCGAGCGGGAGAAGCTGGCCGCGATGCCGGCCTACCGGGAGATCACTGGCCCGGCGACGAAGCAGCGGATCCGGGCGACCTTGCGGGCCGCACTGAACGCGGCGATCAAGCGGCAGCTCATCACGTTCAACCCGGCCGCGCACGTCGAGCTGGCCTCGGGCAAGCGCCCGAAGGCGGTGCTGTGGGCCGAGCAGCACGTCGAGCACTGGCGGAAGACGGGCGAGAAGCCGTCCGCGGTCATGGTGTGGACGCCGCCGCAGATCGGCCAGTTCCTCGACGAGGCCGAGTCGTCTCGGCTGTACGCGTTCTTCCACCTGATCGCGTTCCGGGGCCTGCGCCGTGGCGAAGGCGTCGGCCAGGACTGGGTGAACGTCGACCTTGACGGGCAGGCGATCACCATCGCCAAGGAGATCGTCGTGGACGGCTGGACGCCGATCGAGGACGACCCGAAGACGGACGGGTCGGCGGCCACGATCGGCCTCGACAGCGTCAACGTGGCCGTCCTGCGCGCCCACCATGAGCGGCAGCTGGAGGAGCGCCAGGCGTGGAACCGGCACGCTGCTTCTGAGCGGGAGAAGGGCAAGGATGTCGCGGACTGGGTGGACACCGGGAAGGTCTTCACCGACGTCGACGGGACGTGGCTGCATCCGGAGAGCGTGTCGGACGAGTTCCGCCGGATCTGCAAGGCGGCCGGCCTGCCCCCGATCAATCTCCGGGATCTGCGGCACTGCGCGGCGACCCTGATCCATGCGGGCGGGGGAGACCTGCATGCGATCAAGGAGACGCTGCGGCACTCGACGATCAAGCTGGCGTCGGACACCTACACCTCCTTGCTGAAGGAAGTCGACCTGGAGATTGCGGAGCGCGCAGCGGCGCTGGTGCCGCGGGCGCGGAAGCCGCGCGACGAAGCCCCCGCGCCGGGCGCTGTACCGGAGCGGGGGCCTGGAGCGTCGCAGTCGAGCGATGCTGATATGGACGGCTCCACGGTACCCATGGCCATCCGGGAGGGCGCGGCGTAG